CAACGTCTACTGGGCAAACAAGCTCTTCAGCAAGGTATTATGAGTGCTGGCCAAACTATATTAACGACTGGGATGGAACTTGAAATGACCAAGGCAGGGAAGCTAACTGATTTTAATGCTCCGAAAAAAGGAATTGGTACTAAATGGCAACAAATAAATCGCCCTTACCAAAATCCATTTACAGGGATGCAAACAGGAAAGATTTATTGATGGCTAAACGACAAAAATATGGGCACAATATCTCTCGATACGAAAGAGGTGTAGAGCCTGCTGGCAAAGGTGGCGGTCAAGTTAGCGGCTTTAGTGGCGGTGATATTGACAAACTAAGTCAACCAGTCGGAGCTGGAGTTACAAAGGCCTTATTAAAAAAGTTTAAAGAGAAAAAGTTAGTACAGGCAGAAAATGAATCGACTATTTTTGCAGCTAATGCGCACTCTGAGTGGGAAATGGGTATGGTTAGATACAATGAGGAAAGTCTCAACCAAGGTTATGAAGGTCATGCACAGCGTATCTTAGATCATATGGAAGAAACTGGGTCTGCCGCTTTAAAGTTAGCCCCTAATGACAAGGCTAGACAAAAGCTTGATTTAAAAATTAAAAATAGCACTGCTTATAAGTTTGCCGTAGCTTTTCAATCTGAGGCAACGGGAAAGGTTCAGGCTCAAAAAATGGCTTATGCTAAAATTCGAACAACCAGAATGGCGACGCAGCTCCTTCCCGGCAATAATACTTCTACCAACATGCTTAAACAGCTTGAAGAGAACAAGGTTACATTTAATGACTTAGAGGGTCCTCCTCGTGTGAGAATGCAACATTTAAATGCAACTAATCACGAAGATGTTGGCATAGCAATAGCTGATGTTGTTGGTAACGAAGATGTAGCAGCTGCTGAGGAGTATTTAGATCACCTAGAGGCTGGTCGTTATAATCCCTTTTTCCATGATGAGCTGGGAAAACTTGAGGATCATAAAAAGGCTCTTCGAGGAGTAGTAGAAAAGGGCCACGTAAGGTCACAAAGCGCGTTTATCAATGCAAAAGATAATTGGATACACCACATAACGAATAATCCAGATGCAATGCCATCGCATGGGTATAGAGGCGCCGCAACTCAGAACCTTAAAGCCCTATTGTTAGATAGCTATGGAGGTAATCCTAACGATCCAAAGTATATCGCGGCAGCGAAAGATCTTGATACTACGATTAGACTTCACCACAAGTTTAGAACGAAATTAGATGTAATCTCAAATTTAAGCCATACAGACGCTCTTGCCATGCTGGCAGATCTTGGGGAGTCGAATATCCTCGACGCTGGCTTGAACAAGGCGCAGCGTGCAGAGGAAGACAAATTACATAAAATGCTTAAAACTTATGTAGATAATAAAGCAAAAGTAGCTGGAATCCTAAATATGAAGGATCAAAACTTACATATGTTTATGGCGCAATATCAAGGGCCATTGCTTAACTCTTTGATGAAAGCTTCGATGGATAGAGACCGGCTTGCTGGCGTCATTTCACAAACTAAAAATCCAGAGGACCTAAGAATACTTGAAGGTCAACGCGCTCAAGCAAATAGTGACATTGATGAGATTAGAGGAAAAATTCTTAATGGACAGCTGGAGTATGGCATCCCAAATCCTATGGCATTTTCTCCAAAGGAATATACTGACGCTTATACGCAGTTAAATACTGCCGTCATCCAGCCGCATCCCATTGCAGCTGTGGCAAATGTACTTACTGGTCTAACGCAGAAGTGGGGTCCTCAATATGGCCCTCAGCTCATGGCCTATGTTGCAAGTCATTCACCTGAAGGTACACCGGCTAAATTATTAAGGGTCCTGCCCTTCGCTGAACAGTTATCTAACTCAGGCAAGGCGCCGAGTCAAAGTGTAGGTAAGGCCATCATGAACCCGATTACAGAAAAAATATTTAATGATATGACAGATGCTGATGGAACTAAATATAATCAGCTAAGGGGACAGTTTAATAGTCATGATAAGGTTAAAGCGTTTAGGAAAGCTAGTGGCGGGTGGGATCCAGCAAAGGAACGAGCTTTGGAGACAGCCTTTAACACATTTATACGTGACTATGTGGATGCTGGAATGCCAACAGACGGAATGAACACTAGGCTAGATAAGGCGATTGAAGATACTTTGGGTTATTTATTCTATGAAAGTACCGATGGCGGCGAAACTGTTTATTTCCCAAAGACTAATTATGATCAGGACATGAACCCTGCGCCAGGCGCTCACCGACTGAAAGAACGTGATAGGGGTGGTACGGAATATACACAGCGCGACATGAGCTATTTTTCACGCCAAATGCCTGATAAATATTTAAATCACGAAAAAAGCTTAGAATATGGAAACAATTTTATAACAGACCCTAGAAATTTTGGCGCTGGCGAGATTCTTGACTTTAGCAAACTTAAGGAGACTACACACCTGGTGATGTTTAATAATATACCTTATTATGAGCGAAATACACTAAATGAGACTATGGCATCTATGAAGGTACGGCTGAACCCAGAGGCACAGGGCTATGAATTTTATTATGAGTTTGAAGATGCAGATGGAAATATAAAACAAGCAAATGTAGAATATAAAGATGGGACTAAGCCGTTTGTCAGCTATCGTGAGGCTGCCGTATATCAATATATAAGAGATACCGAAGAGACGCAACGCAAGCTAGATAGAAACTTAAGACAAGCTCGGGGATATGATCCATCACAGGCAGATCTAACAGGCACTGGTCCTGAACGTCCAGGACTAGATGTTTTGGGCGATGTAGCCGCATTTTCCAAGGGGAGCCTACAAATCATGAATGCATTTTATAAAGGTATAGGAGAATTTCCAGGAACGGTGAGGAAATTTGGTAAAGATTTGATTGACATGGTAGGAAAGGCACTAAACAGGAAACTAGAGGACATGGGTAAGTACCAGATTATAAAAGATGTAAAGGCTGAGGAATACGTTGAGGAAGGACCATTAAAGTTACGTGAGTGGACAGGGAAATATACAGATGAAGGGCGTAAGATATTTTTTAATAACAAAAGGGGAGTATCTTCTGAATTAACCATTGGCGTAAAACATCCAGAGATAAATGATGGAAAAGAAACTCACATACCAAGTATTTATGGTGGAAAGATTGTAGATCAGGCTACAGCAGAACAAATCATTATTGACAATGATGGCAAAGATCCAGAAACAGGAAGGCATATTCCCCCAGGTGGTAACCCAGAAGATAGATCTAAAAGCATAATAAGTGAAGACATGGATGCTTATACTAAAGAGTTAATGCACTGGGAAGGCTTTGTAGCAGAAGCGAAGATTGCTACAAAAGGAGAAAAATTTAAAACTATAGGACATGGTCATTTAGATGAAAAAGGCGAATATAAAGACAAAATCATTACCAGACCGGAAGCACTTGAACTTTTAAAAGAAGATATAACTGAGAGATTACCCGCAATTAGAAAGGCAATACCTAAATTTGAGTCATTACCGCTATCAGTAAGAACAGCTATTCTTGTTGGTTGGTTTAGGGGAGATATACAATTAACGTCTAAAGGGAAAACAAGCGAGACAGTTAAATTAATGAATAAAGGAGAATGGAAAAAAGCGGCTATTGAATATTTAAACCACAAAGGATTTAAAAATGCTAAAGCTAATAAAAGATCAGGTATTATTGCTCGTATGAAGAAAGTAGCAAAAGTTCTTAGAGAATATGGTGAATCTTTGCAGGAAGGAGATTAAATGCCACATATAAGAGATAAAAAACCAAAAGTTTCAGATTATACTAATAAAAAACCAATAGATTTAGACAAGGTTTACGATACTGAGCCGTTTGACCTCGATGAAGAAATAGCTGAATTTCTTAAAAAAAATCCTATGCTAAAAGATTACGTGACTCCAAAAAAAATAAGAGATGCGGAAAACGACTCTCCTGGGTTATTTAAGTTTCTTAAGAGGGCTTTGGGCGCCTTCGTGCGTGATATTGATCGGCTCACTCGTGATGTGCCTAAGACGCCTTTACGCTATCGAAAAGGAAACCCATTAATAGATTTAGACGAGGTCTATGATACGCGAAAAGCGAAGAAAAAATTTATGCATCCGACTTTAAAGTAAAAAATGACCAACATTAGAGATAAACCATATGACCATGATCTAAACTTTTACCTTCCTGGGGGTGGAGATATGATTAAACCACCGCCTGGACTAGCTGCGGCTTGGAAGATGGGCTGGGGCGCTATGTCAAAGTATCACTTATTTGATATACCGGCGTTGGGTGATAGACTTGAAGATGAAGATCTTGTAGCGAGAGACGCGAGTAGTCTTGGAAGATACAGAAAAATTAAAGAGCTAAATGAGCTAGTGATGTATCCCGGGAGAAAGGCCGCTGAAAAATTATCAATTGAAGATTTAACTAGGGACCCAAAATTTGGAGACGGTCTTGTGAAGTGGGCAAGTTCAGATGATGGTATCTCTCGTGCTGCTGCTAATTATATATATGATATTAAGATACGGGAAACTGATAATGCGTATAAGGTACAACAACTAGAGGGTTTTTTACCTAATACAGTTAATATTGTCGGTGGCTTAGCAAATATGATGATTGCAGATCCTGCTAATCTTATCATGGCCCCCATATCAGCAATACCAGGTCTTGGCACCGCACCTGCTGCTTTTATGCTTGCCCAAAAGGCTGAGGGATTAAGAAGACTTCTGAGACCCCTTTGGGCACAAAAAACTTTAAATCGTGCTAGAGTTTGGACAGGATTTAAGGCGGGTATTGGTTATAATACTGCCTTTGAGATTCCTGTCGCGGCTCAGATGTATAATGAACATTCAGAATATACTCTTGCCGACTCTTTATTAAATATTACGGCTGGCGGTCTTTTTGGCGGCGCGCTTGTAGGAATTGGCGGCCGTGGTGTAGATTGGGTTAAGGGCTTACCATATAAACGCCACAATGCGGCCATTCAGGCTGTTTCTGGTTTAGATTTTACTGGACAAGGATATGATGTTAATACGGTTTTAAGAGCAGCTAGGGCCGTAGGAAAAGATGTTCCAAAGGGTAAGGTAAGAGGTTATACCGAGGATACAATTCACAAGGACACGGCTGTGGAGAAGTACACTATTAAGACACCTATTGAAGATATTACCCAAGAGAGGGTCATGGAAAAATATGTAGAGTTTGGCGGGGAAGATCCTGGCCATTACTTACGTAAAAAACCTCTACTTTTAGAAGACCTAAGAGATGAGGGACCTAGTGTTGGAAATGTAAGGTCTGATGGCGGCCATTCTCCTGATAAGATGGTAGATAATAGTATTGAGGCTGATGTCTATTTTGCAGACGAGTATAATGTAGAGGTAAATACAGACCAGCGAGGTGCTACAAAGCCTACCTTTGGAAATCAGCCGGTGATCATTAATCAAAAAAGTGGAGAAGCTTCTATTCGGACTCCGTGGGAAAAACCTGGTCAAAAACCGCAAGAGTATTATGCAGCTAAAGTCCTGGAATTAATAGGCGCTGGACCTGGATTAACCTTGTTAAAAAAAAATGGAGTGGCAATAGGCCACATGTTTGAGGCTCCATACGGGAAACAGCTTACTTTTGATGAATTAAAGAAGATGGCGGTAGCAGGAGATAAAAATTTAAGAGAATTTAATATCAATCTTGTAGCGCAACAGTGGCTCTTTGGTGAAGAAATCACCGGGTTTACTCTAGGCTTCAAGGAATTCACACACCAATATGTACTCCAGTCAGAAAGTGGCAAGATTCATTATAATCCTAAACAGCTTACCTTTAAGAATTTAGATAAACCTCTCTTAAAAAGATTTGTAGATCTGCTAACAGATGAAAATATGAAACCTCTCCTCGACGCGATGCAGGTAGGTGATTTTAAAAAAGCACTTTTAAAAATTGCAAAGATCTCAGATGCAAAAATTAAGGCGCTGTCAGATGAAAAGTTACCACCTAAGTACCTAGATTTTATAATTAAGCGTCGTGCTGAATTTGCTAAAATTACAAACTGGTTACTTGAATCTGGAGTCAATATTGAAGAACTTCCTAATAAAATTAGAATCTATATACAGAAACTTATACCTTTACGAGATGACGTTGGAATTAGTCCAAATCCTGAAGTTAGAAAACTTGCCTATGAGCAAAAGAAAGAAGCCCTTAAAGACGAGGATAAATTTTTAGAGATCGGCGGCGCTGAGAATAATCCATTATTCGATGAAGCACCTTTAGATGATATACTTAACATCAAAAGACTTTTTAAACTAGCGGGCCAGTCAAGAGATAAAAATGAAAGAATTGCTGAGGCCGTCAGGGCAGGCAGTGAGACTAATAACTCGCGCCGTCTTGACTTACGCACAGAGGCGGATACTGCAAAATATCTAAGAAATTCTTATGACTCACAAAATATGGGCGCCAGGGGAAAGGGAACTGTCATCACGAATGATATGCAATCCGCGATTGAATATACAATAGTAAATTGGAATAAGCAGGCTGCGAAGTTTGGGTCTGGTGAGGATATAAGGAGTAGGGACAGATCTGCAGACTATCAGCCCAGGTCCAAAAAAGAATTAGGTTATGCTGAGCATCAGCTAGTCAAAGAAGCCCAGAAGGTCGCAGAAAAATATAACAAGGGCGGCTTTGACATAGACATGAAATTTCACATAGTCCTTGAAAAAAGAATGTATGGAAAAGACTTCCGACAAGCCGTTGGAGATGAACAAGCCCCAATTGCCCCTAAATCCCCAACTAAGGAAACGGAAGTTGAGTGGGAGGTTCAGGATTTTCTTAAGGCAACCTGGGCGCATCCTAAAGAGATTAAAAATTATAAAAGTGGACTGGAACATCTTGAGTTTTCGGACAACCTAAATGTTATAGAGATTTATGTCCCAGCTGAGACAAATGTCTTAATGGGCATGTACAATTATAACTTCCCAGCCGTGTGGCGCAATCGACGTAAAGCTAAGGTCACTCAACCGTTTATTAAAGAGCATGGGCAAGATAGAGGTAAATGGCCTGCAAAAGATTATGCTCCCGATCAGACCCAGAATTATCTGTATTTAAAAGATACACATATTCTCTTGCCTCCCGGCACCCGGATCCGTATTAAGGGTAACAGGGGAGAGGTCATAGCTAAGGCACAGCAAGAGATGATAGATAATCCTATGACGCCAAAAAAACAGCACGAGGCGATGAAAATAGCGGCTCGCAGAATGGAGATGGGCGCTAGTGAGTCCTATAAAATGTCTCCAATGGAAACTAGGCTTAAAGCAAATATGGAATTGCAAAGTAAAGAGGCAACATTGAAGAAGGGTAAGATTGAACGAACTGACGCAGAAGGCCAGGAACTTGCACAGTTAGACAGTGAGAATTTAAAAGCTATTAAGTCAATGGTTGAGAGTATGGACCCTGCAATAAAGAAAAGCGGTGAGAGATTTCTAGAGATAAATAAACAAAATAAAAGTAAATTAGCTGAATTAAAACATGTCTTTGAAAACTTCGTAAATTGTTTTAGCGGGAGGCTTAAATAAAAATGGCAACATCTAAACTTATAACAAACTGTTTAAACAGCATGAAAGCTGAAATGAGAGAAAAGAACTTTAACTCTGATGAGATTAAAGAACAGTTAACAAGGATGAAGACGTATATTGAGCAAGAGCTCGAGGTAACTGGAAATTTAAACCACGCCAGAATAACAACTTATTTTACTAAGCTGCATAGAAAGTGGGAAAGACAATCAAAGTATAATGAAATTGCAGACCGCCGTAATCACCTTATCTTACTGGGCCGCTTAAAAGAGATGAAGAATACACAGGGCAATCAGGCGAAATATGTCTATGGGCTGCTTACTGGGATAGCTACCCCTGTTTTTAAAGGGTATGGGTATAAAGAAACTGATGCAAAGTTTTTTCAGAAAATTATGCTTGCAGCCTTAGGAAAAGATGCAAAGTTTGACCCTGAAGGTTTAGTAACGCACACGGTTGTCGGAGGTATGGAATCTAAGCAGAGGGCTAATCGAGACAGGTTGTTTAAGGTATTGCACGAGGCAATGGGTGATAAGGCTGAAGAACTATTCGGACCTGAAAATCGTGGCTTATTTTGGACTATGGCAAAAAGGATGGAAAAAATTCCTCCTGACGAGGAAGGCATGCGTCACCCGCTTAATCAGGGAATTATGCACTACCTTCATTTCTTGGAAACTGGGCAAAAAATCCCGGACAACGTGAAGCTAGGGAATGACATTAAAGGGTTTGCTGAAGTTGTACATAAATTTTTTAAAAGCGTTAGCAAGGAGTTTAAGGATTATGGGGTTGACGCGCCCGATAATATAGTCGGTTTACTTCTTACCCATGGTCTTAATCATGCTAAAATTAGAGAAAATCAAAAGGCTTTTTTTGCAGCTCTGGAAACTGCAGATCCAAAAATTCTCGACGTTATTATGGCTGGTGACCATAATGCAGTAAGGACAGAGGCCTTTCATAGAATTGTAAATGGAAAGCATAGGATTCCGCTTGGAAGATTTGGGCTAGATTTTGAAGCAGCCGGCGCTAAGGACATTCCAATTAACATGACAGCAAAAAATAGGGAGTTTTCAATTAGCGATTTACTTCAATTTAAAACGTTTGATGAATTGATGAAATTTTATGCAGATTGGGGAAATTTAACAGTTGACGGTTTAATAAGAGATGCTATGTCTATGGATTCAAGGTCTTTGGGTATTGTTGAGGTGCTTGGCACTAAGCCAAAGCAAATGATAAGAACATTAATAAAAACAGGCATTAAAGATCTTGAAGATGATTTTAGAGATATGGGAGTAGCCGGAGTAAGAAAGATAGTCAACCCGAAACTCAGAAAACATATTCAGATACGAATAGCTAAGGAGATAAAAAGACTTACAGCACCTTGGTTAGGTAAAATACCAAAAGGTAAGTTGGTAGAAGATGCTGGACTTCGCACTGGCGATGACGGAATATTACGAAAGATGACTAGGGCTGAAGAAATAGAATACGTCAAATTTTTAAATAATGAAATTAAACAGCCTTCTTGGTGGACTGTAAACCACACTAAAAGAGCTTTAACCCACGCAACAGTAAAAGAGTACGCGGAAGGTATTACTAACCTTGAGTTTAAGGGCATCTTAAAAAAAGGAACATTTGCAGAAGAAGCTAGAGCACCGAAAACAATATACGACGCCGCGGGGAAGGTAAAAGAATATGCAGCAGTAGATACTGGGCCACCGAAAACTCTTCCTGCCTGGATTGAAAAACCTGCACTAGACATCTCGCCAGCAAAACAAAAATTAATGAGAAAAGAGTTAGATACACTTCGAATTTGGCAAGATTCAAGTAACAATCCAGTTATGCGCGCGTTGGGAACTTTAACTGGCGAAAATATGATGCCAAGAAATCAAGGAGTTGCATCTGCTGTAAAAAATACTCTTGCAGCTATGCAGATGAGTAAATTGGGCGCAGCTTCAATAAACTCATTGAATGACTTTAATTTTGCAGCCCAGGTGGTTGAGTCATTTGGAGGAGTGTTCTCAAAATCTCTAGGCGGAGTACAAGGAAGATATTTTAGGCCAGGAAAAGAGATAAGGGCCTTTCCAGATTTCTTTCAAGGAAAACTTTCGGAGGCAGATTTGCCCTACTATACTAAGGTGCTTAAGGCATTAGATATTGGATTTGCGCGCTTGACGCAGGGCTTTGTGCACAAACATTCAGCAACTGACGATTTTAGCCAGGGCAGTAACGCTGTTAGCAGATGGCTTCCAACTTTTTTTAAGTGGAACGGGCTAGGTCTCCATACAGATACCGTAGACGGAGCAATCGCGTATATGCTTTCAAGTCTTTTTGGCGAACACAAAGACTTTAAATGGGATGCCTTAAGACCAGTGATGAGTAACCGATTAAAAGGCCTCGGTGTAGATAAAGCTGAGTGGGACGCCCTTAGAAAAGGAGCCCAGAATTTTAAAGATAACGAAGGTGGTGATAACTGGTTTCTTACCTTAGATGGTGCTGAAGAATTAGCTGATGATATAGTTATGGCATATATAAGGGAGACGCAGGGAATTCGTGGTACCATAGACCAAATATCAATTAGGCAAGCCCGCCGTACACTCGCAAGTAAACTTGCCACTGTATATAGATATGCAACAGATACCTTTAAACCAGGAACTAAAGAAGCATCTATGTTTACAGCTAACTTGCCTGCTGATAATGCAGTAGGAATATTTTTGAGATTCCTGGGTTTATTTAAAGGTTTCTTAACTGCTGTTACACGTAAGCAGCTAGCTCCTCTGATTTGGCAGTCTGGAAGTGCGAATGCAGCATGGCATGTAGGAGAGTTATTTAGGTCAGGAACAAAATCTCCATTATTTGCGATGGGGCGTTATATTGCAATAACGATAATGTATGGTATGATTTCAGCATCTATTTACGCCTTAGTAAGAGGAAGAACACCCTCATGGTTTGAAGAAGATAAGCCAAAATATAATTTTCACTTATTATTAGGTTGGATGGCAAGAGGTGGAGGATTAGGGCTATATGGTGATATATTGACAGGAGAAGCTGATCGATTTGGTCGAGGATATATAGAAACTTTAGCTGGACCAGTAATTGGACTTGGCTCGCAACTTACGAAGACATTGGTTGATATTTATCGAGAAGGTCAAAATCCACTTCCTCAATTACTAAAAATCGCAAGTAAGGAACTCCCCTTTGCTAACATTTTTTACATTAGGGGTGTACTCGACTACTTTATACTGTATAATTTACATGAATTCGCAAATCCAGGATATAACCGTCGCACAGAACGTATCTTGAAAAAAGAATTAGGACAGGAGTATTATATTCCTAATCCATCTGAAATAATAAGTAGAGGCGGAGCTTGGCCCTGGACAATTGCTGGAAGATTACTTGATGAGGCTTTTAAAATTAAATGACGGTATCGGCACAAAATAGTTATATAAGTTATACGGGGACTGGCTCAGTCACTGAGTATTCATTTCCATATAAAGTATTTGCGTCTGCAAATATTAAAGTTTATACCGTAGTTATAGCTACTGGAGTAGAAACTTTACAAACTGCGGGCGGAAGCGGTACTTATGACTATACAATTTCAATTGAATCAGATTATTCAGGAGGACTAGTTACCCTAAGTAATACTCTTCCTGCAACACATAAAGTTTTTCTAACTAGGGTCACTGATCTAGAACAAGCTCAATCCTATATTGAAGGTGATTCATTTCCAGCGACTGCACATGAGCAAGCATTAGATAAACTCTCATTACAAGTACAACAACATCAAGAGCAATTACGCCGAACTTTTAAATTATCTCAATCAAATTCTGGCGCTGTAGAGTTAGCAGCTATCGCCACGGATCGCGATAGTAAGACATTAGGCTTCGATTCCTCTGGGGATCTCACCACTGTAGCCGACTTCTTACCCGCGGGTGGTGATAGCGCGCTCTTTAAATATTCAGATACTACAGCTGATGCCGATCCAGGAGCTGGGTTAGTACGATTTAATCATGGTACTCTTTCCTCAGCAACAATTATTTATATAGACGATGCGGACAATGGAGCCACAGATGTATCAGCTTGGGTTCAATCATTTGATGATGTAACAGGAAATACTGCAAATCGTGGTCGAATTAGAGTTCAAAAGGCAAGTGATTTAACAATTTGGCACGTTTACCGAGTAAATGCTGCGGTGACAGATGCCAGCGGTTATACAAAAGTTCCAGTTACCTATATTGATGGCGCAGGAACTTTAGTTGATGAAGATAAAATCTTTATTTCATTTGTAGCAAGTGGAGATGACGGCACAATCCCAGGATACCTTTATAACTTTGATACAAGCACTACAGATGCTGATCCAGGGGCAGGAGATATAAGATTTAACAATGGTACTTATGCATCAGCAACGGCAATTTATATTGATGACGCGGATGCTAATGGGGTAACTACACAAGCAGATACTGAAACTTGGGGAGATTCAACAGAAACTATTAAGGGTTATCTGCACATCGTTGATAGAGCTGATGTTACAACCTATGCAAGATTTAAAATTACGGCAGCTGTTACAGATGCTTCTGGTTATAATAAAATTACAGTTGTCCATTTAGCCTCAAATAATACTTTTTCTGCTGCTGATGAATTATCAGTTCACTTTACAAGAAATGGTGATGCAGGAGCTTTACCAGGTTATGCATATAATTTTGATACAGGAACAAGTGATGCTGATCCTGGTGCTGGAGAAATTGCATTTAATAATGGCACTTATGCATCAGCAACGGTAATTTACATTGATGATGTAGATTCTGCTGGGAGTTCTACTTCTGCTGATGTTTTAACATGGGATGATAGTACATCAACGATTAAGGGATACTTACATATTGCTGATATTAACGATAGTTCAACTTATGCACGTTTCTCTATTACGGGATCTACAACGGATGCCAGCGGTTATAATAAATTAGCTGTGACCCATGTAGCTTCGAGTAATACATTCTCGGCTGCTGATAATTTATCAGTTCATTTCACTAGACAAGGAGATAAAGGCGACACGGGAAGTACAGGATCGACGGGAAGTACAGGATCGACTGGCGCGACGGGTCCTTCAACTACTTTTACTTTAACTGCTGATAGCGGAAGTAATCAAACAATATCCAATACCGATACTATGGATATTGCTGGTGGCGAAGGAATTGATACCGTTGTCAGCGCAACCGATACAGTAACAGTTTCAGGCGAAGATGCTAGTACTTCAAATAAAGGTATAGCTTCTTTCCATTCAGATAATTTTTCAGTTTCGAGTGGCGCAGTAACTATTAAAGATGGCGGAGTAATAGCAGCAGAAATTGGTGCTGATGCAGTTACTGCCGCTAAAATTGGAGATGATGTTATTGATTCGGAGCACTATGCTGATGGCTCGATTGACAATGCTCATATTGCTGATGACGCCATCGATTCAGAACATTATGCTGACGGAAGTATTGACAATGCGCACATCGCTGATGATGCTATAGACTCGGAACATTATGCGGCTGGTTCAATAGACACAGCTCATATAGCTGATAACCAAGTTACATTGGCAAAACTTTCCGATGGCACACAAGGCGGAATGCTTTATTATGCAGGAAGCGGTGTACCTACCGAACTCGCTGCAGGAACTTCAGGTTATTTTCTTAAAACGCAAGGTACAAGTGCCAATCCTGTATGGGCAGCAGTATCTGCGGGTGGAGAAGAAACTGATGAAATTGATACATGGCATATTACCTCGAATTTAACAACTGCAAGTGGTGGTTATGCCACAACTGATGTTACTGCAAATTGGGTGCAAAATGCACAGGCTTATTCAGGAACAGTATTAACATCCCAGCTAGGAACGGGTATGTCAGAAAGTTCAGGAGTCTTTACTTTCCCTTCGACAGGACATTGGTTAGTTCGTTTTCAAGCTCTATTTGTAAACAATGGAACAACAATGAATGAGGGTGCGACTTGGATTTATGCCTCTAATAATAGTGGCAGTAACTGGACTCAAATGACTGATACAGGTTCTTCTATTAAGGATGAGGCGGGTAGTGAATATAAAGCTGCGGCTGGTCAAATGTATCTTGACGTGACTAATGCTTCAACTTTCAGAGTAAAATTCGCTATAAGAAGTAGTGAAGAAATCTTGGTAGTAACAGGTGGAGCAGCAGCTTCGGCTATCAGAACTTACGCTCAATTTGTTAAACAAGCTGACACCTAGAATTAATGAAAGGATATGAATAATGAAATTTTCCCCTGCATTTAGACCTACCCATATACAAGACGTACTGTGCCAAATGCACAGCGGTCAATGGTTTGGCTTTGATGGAGAGCTGATTTACGAAAATTTGGTGATCCATGATAAATCAATCGAAAAACCTGAAAAAGGTTATCTTGAATTTGAACTAGAAAAAATGCAAGGTGAATATGATTGGCATAAAATTAGAGTAAAACGAGATGATCTTTTAAAAGAAACCGATCATTGGGCATTTGTAGATGCTGTGAAAATTATGTCGGATGCCATGAAAGATTATAGAAAATTATTAAGGGATATCCCTCAAGATTATGATAAACCAGAAGAGGTCATCTTTCCGATAAAACCAGATGAGAAATAAAAATGCCACAGCAACGAGTTGATATAGAAATCGAAAGAATGAAAGGGGATATTAAGCTAATCAGGGCGAGTATCCATATGATTGAATTTAATCATCTCAAGCACATTCAAGATAGCATCTCAACAATTAATAAAATTTTAGGAGCGATTGGTTTCTTAGTAGCGTCGCAACTGGTGATTGCGTTAAGGCATCTTTTCGGCTAATCACATGTTTAAAATTATGGCGATGATATGTTTTATGGGGGTTGGTAACCTCCAGCAGCACTTGTGTTTCAATGCAAGCATTCCCCATGAATTTAAAGGTAAGGCTGAATGCATGCAATATGTAAAAATGACAATCAATAAATTAGATGCTGATTTTAAGAAAAGAAAAGTAACAATGGCACTCAAATGTGTACCTCACTTGTCAATCAAGAAACCAAAGATTAAAATTCCACAAGACAAGCGTAAATGGAGCGTAGAATATGCTTTTTGATTTATTAGGTTTTGGTATTAAGGCAGCCTGGGATGTTTTTAAAACTAAACAACAGACTAAACGGCTTGAGGCTCTAGCCGAGCAAAAGCATACAGAGAAGATGCTTACTGGGGAAATAGAGTATAAGAAAGTCCTTGGGTCACAGCATGACGCAAGCTGGAAAGATGAATTTGTATTGATTGTCGTGTCACTACCGCTATTGGTATTGGCGTATGCCGTCTTCTTTGGCGATGAACAAATAAGGGAAAAACTTGACGTATACTTCTACTACTTCTCAGAACTTCCTTCATTCTACACATGGCTAGTAATTGGTATCTTTGGCGCAATCTACGGAATTAAACCAACAATGGATTTATTTAGGAAGAAATGATAAAAGAAAGAGAATTTACTGAATATATAATTATTCACCATTCAAATACTTCAGATGACAGAGATTTAGGCCTTGAAGATTTAAAAGATTCAAAGTATCACTTCATTATTCGGCGTAATGGGTTGATTGAAATTGGTTTAGACAGTGATGCTGAGGGGGAATATCACACAGAGTCAATTGACATCTGTCTCATAGGAAAATCTGAATTTGACGAGCGCCAGTTTGAGGGTCTGCGAGATCTAGTTCAGTTAACATTACGTCTTCATCCTGATTGTAAGATAGTAGGTCATGGAGATCTTGACGATACAGATTGTCCTGGATTTGATGTTGTTAAGTGGTTCAGCGAAGCCATTCCTTCCATTCATCGCCCATAATTTGGGCAGCAATCTGTTTCTTATTCTTTAAAGACTTTATAATTAAATTATCTACAGTTTTCAATGTAGTAATATCTATATAGTTTACATTCCTAGTCTGTCCTATTCTGTGCGCGCGGTCCTCTGATTGTATTCGATGTTCTAAGTTATAACTATTACTGTAGTAAATAACAGTATTAGCAGCTTGCAAATTAAGACCAAATCCGGCAGTTGCTGGATTAGCGACAAAGAATCTAGCTTCTCCATGAGTAAAAGCCGTAATATTTCTTTCTCTATCTTTATCAGAAATAGCTCCCCAATACTCAACTACTTGTTCTTCTCCATATTTATTTCTTAATTCTTTAGCAATCTCCCTTAGATTGGCTCTATAACATGCCCAAATAATGCACTTGTTAGCCACCTCTTCTGTGAGTTCTAAAAGAGCTGGCATCCTATTATTTTTGAGATGAGTCACATTACCTTCATTATCTATGAGATGCCCACAAACAATCTGATGTAACTTTGCCAGCATTGATAATTTATTAGGCACAGTTACGACTGTCTTTTCTAGTGCAGTAAAGCATAGATTCTTCATCTCTGTGTATGCCTTAATTTGTTCTTTTGTCATGTCGATATAGCGATACTGATACGTTTTTGCTGGGAGATCTAAGCAGTCATCTTTTTTAACTCTATAGCTAAATGTCTTTATTATTTCATTAAGCTCTTCTGTTCTTTGAAAACCTACTACTTTCCTAAAAGATCGTCCTCCAAGATTCATGTTAGACATGATTGCATATCTATTTCTAAAACTATAATAAGAAGAATATCCTAAGTAAGATTCATCTAAAAATTGAGCTTGACTATATAAATCCAAAGGGTCTCTTGTAATCGGCTCTCCAGTCAAGATACGACGATAATCAACCATTGTGCCAAGGAGCGTGATTGCCTTTGTCCTCTTTGCCCGAGGATTTTTAATCGTAGTTGACTCATCAACAACCATGAGAATCCTACCAGACAAAACTAAGTTCCGAGTCCAGCGTACTCCTCTTTCACTGCTAAAAGCTTCTACGTTCATAATGATAATACGTAGATCATCCTTAAGTAATTTAATATCTTCAAGCTTTTCTTTTTCTTCTTTTCTTGGGCTAGCTGACCAAACAGCACAGCGATATACTACGTGCTCTGGAAGATGAGCTGGAATTTCATTAAGCTCCCAGTTTCGATAAGCGCCCTTCGGCGCGATAATAAGTAAGGTATTAATCTCACCTTTATCGTACAAATAAGCGGCGTTATCTAAAATTACCTTAGATTTTCCTGTCCCCATCTCCATAAATAAGGCAAAAGACTCTTTTTCCTTGGAAATGTTCCAAGCTTTCAATTGGTGTACAAAAGGATCCGTTTTAAATGGATATGGTTTACTATGCGACATGGTTAGTTCCGTTCTCTATGGGCGCGTATGGACCCTGTTTTTTCATATCTACAGCTCAAAATACATGTTTGTGTTCGGTTGCACAATATGGAGCGATTTTCGCGCTCTGGTGACCGCAACGTAAAAAACTCTAATCTCATCATCAGGAAGCGTGTGCATTTCTCGATAGGTGCGGGGTGCGACATCAGTTAATAATAGCACATGGTCAGCTTCACCACCTTTAACGCCATGAACTGTACTAATCTTGATCCTCGGTTCTCGAGTCAAGTCTTCAGATTTTTTCCAAAGCATAATATAATACTCTCTTCTTTTCGGATTGATCTTATCTAACCGTTTATACCACAAACCCTTTTCAAAGTTAAAGTCTGCTAAGGTAAAGTATTTTTCAGGATCTATCCCTCTTGGACATCTTTCTGACATATAACGATAGATAAGCTTTATCTCACTTCCCAAGATAGATTCTCCATTAGATAATCTTTCCCAAGCATTAATAGCGTCAAATGTCTCAGAGTCCAACGGAGATTTTTGTCCTACAATAAGATAAGGATAGCCATTCTTAATGCAGATATTTTCTAGTTGGTGTAGCATATAACCATTCCTTGCCAAAAGATACCAGCTGTCTTTACCTATATCTACATCTTCTGGATCCATATACCAACAAACTTCCCCTTGCTCATCTCTAGGTTCAAACTTTTTAGGTATCCTTGACTTAATTCTTAAGTTTAACTTTGTGGCTAACTCCCATATAGAATTAGGTACTCTAAAAGAATGGTTTAAAATAGTGCTCTTTCCACTTAATTTAATAAATTGTTCTACATCTGCGCCAGCCCAACGATAAATAGCTTGGTCGTCATCGCCAGCTATATAGACTATCTCTACTTCTTTACTTAACTTATTAATAATATCCCACTGCAAAGAAGATAAATCTTGCGCTTCATCTACAAATAAGATACGAAGTTTAGGAAAATTTTCTTGTTCTAAAAAATTTAACAACATATCAGTATAATCAATAATCTTTCTCTTTTTCTTGTATTCTCTTAAAGCTCTTTCTAATCTTTCTAATTCAAACCAATCTATACTATCATCATTATATTCTTGGTAAACTCCTTCGATTGGCGTTCTTTTCATACGAGCTAAATTCTCAAGAAAAAATAGCTTATCACCAGGCTTCATACCAAACATTTGTCCTTCTTCTAATTTTCCTCCTTGGACTTCTAATCCAAGCATATCTCCAAGCTCTCTATAGTGGCTGTGCGTCATCACATCTCCTCTTCGTAAACCAAGTTGCTTAAAACATAGACTATGTATTGTACGAAAGTAAGGTAGATCTTTTTCATCATACTTAAATTTCTCATAAGCTCTCTCTTTAGCTTCTTCCGCGGCTTTACGAGTAAAAGCTAAATAACCTATATGTTGAGGAAGTACACCACTATTCAAATGACTTTCAACCAAACTTAAAAGTTTAGTTGTTTTTCCTGTTCCTGGTGGACCTATTATTACGTTTAGATTTGCGTGCTCCATCTCTTCTCATACCCATCATTATTAATTGATACCTAAATTCATCCCATATATTAAAATGGAATATCTTCTTTATTTTCTTTAACTTCTTTCGGAACTTCATATCCTTCCTCCTGTTTTTGAAAAGCTGCAATTGACCATAGATTTACTCCTTTTCCTTTCATATTCCAAAAATGATGTTCAGCTCCTCGTTGTTTCAAGCATGAAGTCACTTGATAAACTTTAAAGTCTCTGAAGTGCTGCCTATCAAAGAAGGCCATCAAGTCTGAAATTCTAAAGTAATGCTTTCCATCTTCTGTCCATGGCTTTCCTAATAATATTTCATCTTTACTAAGCGCCTGCACTCTACTTGTACAAAATCTTTCAACCAACTCAAACAATTGCCCTACTGCACTAGCATCTGCTGGGGCTTCAATCACTGTAAGACTTTCAAACAGGTTATTAATAAGTTGGTTCCAGGCGTTATCGCTCATTTTGGCAGGCATCATATTTAATTTTTCCATGC